CTGATAAGTTACTGTTGGTATAATCGCTGCGGTAGAGGAAATACTTGCATTATAAGTGAGCGATACTGAGCCACCCCCGGCCAAAGTGCTCATATCTGTAGCATTATTGCTATAAATATAGACTAGGTAGCCAATATGCCCAGTATTGTTATTATAGGTCTGTACATTGCGTATGATTCTATCGTCTAGGCCGTTTACATTAAATGTAAGGCCCAGCAAAGGATTATTTGTCCCTATATCAATATCAATCACAGCCATTTTATCGCTACGCACATATAAATCAAATTGACCCGCAATTTCCAAATCAAAATTAAGCGTCAAATCAGTTGTCTGCGTGTGAAAAATATTCGCAGATTTCTCTCGTTGTTGTTTAAGGGCTAAAATCTCCCTGTTCATTACAATTAGCTCTTTCTCAAACTCATTTTGCATTTTGCGTACCCCCAGATATTACTAACGATTCAATCGGTACAGTACAAATAACCTTTACATTCACAGGAATTGTAGCATTTCTAAAATAGGCTCTGTAAGAAAATGTTACTCTGTTTGTACTCTCGTCATACAAAATATTCGTAGGCTGAAAATTTTGTGCATTACTAATATAACATTGGCAATAAGGACTAAAGCTCAACCCTGCCGGCACCACCACGGCAATAGATAAAATGCTCTCATAATATGGTGGCAGAACAGTCATTTCATAATAACCTGTTGCAGAATAAAAACTAGCACTGCCCAAGCCATGAGCACAGGCAGTCTTCAAAGCTAGAAGCTCCCGCTTCGTTTCTTTAACTCTCGTCGCTAGGAGATTTGCGGCCATTTAATACAACCCTTTCTAGCGTTGGCGATATAGTTTCGTCTCCACCGGTACCAATATCAACCTTGAGCTCATTTACTCTAAACTGTCCATTTGTCATTCCTGTTAAATCAATCGAATTTTGGATTGTAATAGTATCGCCAACCCAAATCTTGTTGTTGCCATACGGCATTGGAGAAACTTGCTTGCCGTGAAGCGTAATCTCCGGTCTCCATTCCGGGTCTGAAGAAATTTTCAATTTTGCGTTCATATTATTAAGCAATACAGACGGCGTAGAAATACTAGAATCTTGGTAAAGCGTCTCAAAATATCCATAGTCAGAAACTGAAGTGGCATTTTGTGAAAATTGGAATATTGCCGTATTCTCTTCAGCTACCGAAGATACGTCACCGGCCCCAAGACCAATTATCGCACTCGCAAAACCCTCGGTTTCGCTTGCCTGAATAGTAGTAACCGAAGCCCCATTCAAAATTGTAGGGTAGTAGGCAACCCAATCAGAGATAACCGTGCCAAAATTGGAATCTGCAATAATATCGTATGTCTTATCTGCGTGGAAATACACCTCAAAAGGCCCAGCACCAGAAATATTATCACAACGCTCGCAAATCCACTCTTTTACGGTCTTATAATTATCGAATTCTTGCGTAATGCTCGGCAATACTTCAATAGTGCCAGAACTTAAGCCATAACTTTTACCAGCGTCACCAGAGATTCTATTCGCAAGTGTAATTAAGTCTTCAATAATAGTGCTGGCCGAACCGCTAACGCTACCCAAAGGCAAATTAGTACTGGTATCACGAATATAGACACCAGCCAATAAGTTCAAATAGCCGTCGAAGTGCATAGCTAGTGTTGCCGAGGATTGCAACGGCGAATAACTAGGCATTGTAGCCAAAAAACCGCCTACAATGTCAATTCCATTGCGTGTGAGCCGGCATTCCAACGCCATTGGCCTCAAAACTTCGGTTAAAGTATAGTTTCTTTGACTTAGCCATTCGTCAAAAACTACGTCATTCAAATTAAAGTCAATGGAGTCAGAGCCAAAGCGTGTTCTACGGCGTGTATAATTCAAATTTTCAGCAATAACACGGCAATCGCCAATCAACACACCGTCTAGATATAAGTTTACTTCATAAATAGGTCGCTGAATCATTACCCTACAATCTCCTGCCATTTAATTTTACTTGGTACGGCAGTAGTATTGTTGGTAGTATAGGTAACCCTGTTGTTCCCAGGCTTCAAATATAGCCAAGTACCCGATACATTACTAATCATACTAACTCCGTTCACTAGAGCCGTCTTATTAAACATATCAATCTGTAATGTCTCTGAACTTGAAATAGTGCCACTATACTGAATAGAGGTATTTGTTTCAATAATCGTTATTTGTGGATTTACCGCCGGGCCTTTTACTTCCCATACAGGGTAAACATTATCAATTGAATCAATATTCACAGTTGTATGGCCACCAGTAGAACCACTCTCCCAGACCGCACCTACAGCGTCCCATTCGCCACCTACAGCGTCCCAAATAAAGCCACCAGTATCACCACCGCTAGTAATAGGAATCGAGGCACTCTTACCGTATTGCTCTTGCCCCTCGGCATTTTCATAATATGCGTAATAATTCACGTCTTCAAAATTAAACGCAATATGATATTGAGGTGAAATCTGATACAACTCTTTAATTTCTGGTGCGTCCACAATAAAGCCCTTGCGTCGCTGAATAGCTGAGCCATCATTAAACACATAAACAACGGTGTAATAGTAATTTTTGCGGAAAAATGCCAAGAATTCTTTGCGATATGTCTCAACATTTGCACGAATACTACTAGAATCGCCTACAAAACCGTCAAAAACCTGCGTATTAGCTCTACGCACTTGGCCAGCCAAAAACACACCGTCCGTACCTTGAGCCTCTACCACGTCATTTGCATAGGAATTGGCTGTAAAGTGTAGTTGCGTGTCTATGAATTGATATGCCCCTGTACCGAGCAAAAATCTCTCTCCGTCGTCACGAATAAATAATGCTAAGATAAAACCTTGTGGGTCAATTTGATTCAAATTCATTATGCAGACCTCCTAATACTTTCCATCATAACACGACCTACGTCCTGTGCGTCAAGTCTATTATTGATTTCATTTGTCATAAATACGTTCATTTCTCCACCGTTACGACCTTGCATTTGCCCAGTAACCGAGTTAGCAAGCACCGCCGCCCAGTTATAAATAATCGCACTAGCTGGCAACCTACCGTTTTCATTCATATCGTCTAAAGTGTCATACCCAATCATTTTGGCACTAGAAGCCTTAATCACAAACTCGCCGTCAGACAAGCGTGCTGGAATAGAATCACTGGTAGAAGTCCCCGGACCTTCAACACGGCCACCTTCTGCAAATAGGTGAGCGTAACCGTGCCCATAGTTAATACTTCGACCTTGCACCAAAGCAACTACGGCCACTACGGCATCAGCAATAGATTTAATCAAATCGGCAAAGGTGCTGAGCACTGCATTCACACCATTTAGAGCCATCTCAATACCGTGACCCATACCCTCAAACGCCACACCAGTTGCTTCGACAATATCTGCAATGCCTTCAAGGGCTGACTTCACTACACCATTAAGAATATCGCCAACGGTCTTTAATATACCAATAAACGCACCAGACAAAGTATTGATAAGCGGAACAATAGCATTATTTGTTAATCTTTCAACTACAGAAGTAAAAGTCTCTAAAATTGCGATAAGTGTATCTCTTAAGAATTCGCCAAGTGGAATAAATGCTTGTTGTGTAATGTTTATAATAGCGTCCGTTAGTGTCGTAATAAGAGCTAAAACTGTATCAGCGATAAACGTAGCTAATGGAATTACAATATTATTCATAAGCCCCTCAAGAGCCGGCATTACAATTCCGATAGCACCACCAATAAGCACAATAGCCGCCGCAATTGAAGCCGCTGCAGCTGCAAAACCTGCCGCACCTGCCAAAACCTCTGGGCCAGCGAATGCTTTAATAAAACCAGCAATAGCTTTAGCAACCCCTTCAAACAATGTTTGCATAGGCTTAGTAATTACACCAACGATACTAGATAATAAATCTCCCAAAAAGTTTATGCCGGTTGTCAATAAGTTACCAACCGTGGTAATAAATGTCTTTGCTCCAGTTGTAATAGTGTTGAGTAATCCACCACCGCTGAACATACCCCCTAATAAGTTCCTAATTTTACCTAGTACAAATGCACCGCCGATAATTCCAAGTAATGGGCCAATGGCTTTAGGCAACACTTTGCCAATAGATTCCATAATCTTTGGCAAATTTTCGATAACTGCTTTGCCTACTGCTACTGCTATTTTAACTACTGAATCAATCAACAATGGTGCATTTTCTATAAGTGCAGTAGCTAAACCGATAACTATTTCCGTAATAAGAGGGAGTAATTTTTCAACTAATTCTGGCAACTTCTCATTTATTTTTTGTACTAATTTCAAAATACCATCAATAATTTGTGGAGCCATTTCTGAAATTATCGTGACTACGTCGTCTATAAATGTATCAAATTCTTCAAAGAATTCGTCGATATCTTTTTTGCCTTGCAAGAATGCCCCAAAACTTTCTTGTAAGTCACCAAATGAATTGCTTAATTGTTTAATCCTACCTTGTAGAGTCCCGGCCATTTGCTCATTTAAGTCACCTACTGAATCTGCAACTTGTTGATTCAAAATAAAGGCACGTTCAGCCGCAGTTCCATTTTCGAATAACTTAGACGTTGTCTTGTCTAAAGTAATCCCGTACGCAATAAGTTTTTTCGTGTTACCGGTTTCAATAGCTTTGCCTAAAGCAGTAGCCATTGACGCTGCGTCTTCCATTGACGCATTGACGCCCTTATTTTTTACAAGTAAATTATCTAATGCTGGCGTCAAATCTTTAATTGCGCCTAAAGACAGGCCCATAGCTGCAAATTGTGATTGTGCTACTGCATTCACCTCGTCACCAATAACACCAGTTTTCTGCAATTGTGCATTATATTTCATTAATTCGTCCGTAGCACCTTCAACCCAGTTATGTTGTTTTGCGGCAGACTCTAGTTTTAATACTGCCTCTTCTTGTGCATTAAAAGCAGCTAGAGAATCCTTAGAAAACTTTACGGCAGCGGCAGTAGCGGCGGTAAAAGCGGCAGTAACAGCAACGCCAATACCCTTTATAGTCTTAGCGGCACTATCAGCGAACTCTTTTACATGATTTTTGGCACTATTCATGCCTTTTTTGGCGTCATTATCGTCAAAAGATAGTTTTACTACTGCTTCACCTACTTCTGTCGCCATTATTGAGCTCCTTTCGCTAGTTTTTGTTCATTTTGTAGCATTTTTATTGCAGACTTGAGCGATTTTGGTGCTTGTCCACCCTTTGTTGGCTGATTAGCCCCTGCCATAGAAGCTACAATTATATTTTCAATCATTAAACGCTGGAATGCGTCCCTCGCACGCTCTGCTTGGACGTATTTTGCCATATTTTCTTCAGTAATATCACCACATTTCCACGCAATATAGGTATCGTAGCCAAATCTTGCAATAATTTCAGCGATATAAGCGTCAATTTCATTAAATCCGGACTTTTTCTTGCCTTTAATGTTAGCGATTTTTACTTCTTCAACCTGTTCGTCAGTAAGAAAATCCGAAGCCCGAAAAGATTTCACCTTTGCGGTTTCTCTAACTTTATCGAGTGTCAATTCAGGCTTCGTCATTCTCACTTACTCCTAGGAAGATTCGCCAGCTGATACATAAGCACCAGTTACAGCGTTCAATCTTTGCTTTTGAGTTAGCGAGTTATCGCCCAAGCGTACTGAATATTGTGGGTAACCGTCGGAAGCGTGTAACTTCGAGTTGTAAATCATTGGGTGAAGATTCAAAGTGATAGTTGGAGTATCACCGGTCCCGATTTCAATAGCGTCGTCAACACTTGGTACACAGCGAGTAAGCTCAACGTCAGCGGTAGAGCCGTCGTCACAAAGCCCTTGTGCGATAACAGACATATAATCACCGTCAGCACAGAGGTCGGTACCGTCCCAAATAATGTTACCAGCGTCTTCAGCAGCACCTGCATAGGTTGCGGCATTCCATTTTTGGATTGCTTGGCCTAGGTTCTTGAATGAATCCATTAAGAACGTTACAGAAGCAGAAAAGGCGTCAAAAGTACCAGCAATGGTGGTCTCAGAAGTACCGAGGCTCGAAGCACGGCTACGAGTTCTAGGTGCTACGTTCACCGACATTACGGTATCTTGGCCCAAATCGTCAGCTTCTAGAGTAAATACACTCCAAGAATTGTCATTAGCGTCCCATTTGCGGAATACTACACGGCGAAGCTGAGTAATATTGTGAACTGCCATTATGTTAATTCCTTTCTTTGTTTAAGTCATATATTATTTCTGCACTTGCAATTTTTACAACCAAATTGTTTTCAGTAACTACTAGATTCTGTGGGGTAGTAGTAGGCCTGATTCTAATGTTACTAAATGAATAAGTAGTGCCACCAACGCTCCCGACCAATTCGCAAATACTTGGATTGACTATAAGCCATTCCAAAATCTTTTGGTGGACGTCCTCAGTTTTTGGCTTATTTGCCAAGGCCACATAAAAATCCACGGTAGAGTGTAAGTTCAATCCCTTTGGTGAGTTTAATGCAGAACCACCTCTAGTAACCAACCAAACACCAGAAGCTGGAGAGCCGTCTTTTTGAAGCGGTGCTTGTTCCCAAAAGCAATTCTTATCAATCACCAAATCGGCGACACCGTCCTCGACCATTTTTTCTAGCAATGCTAGCGTAATCATTTGATAGCTCCTCCAAAGTATTTCTTGATATAATCACCAGCCATAATCGTTTTGGCTGCATTTTCCATATAGTGTTCAGTTGCTGAGTTTTTGTTCGGCCCTTGCTCACGTTTCCAAGCATACGGCACTTGGCGACCACCAAATGAGCCACCGGCAATGACCTCAAGAGAATTATTTTTGCTCTCTTGAACTCTAATCGAGTTGCGGAGTACACCAGTTACATAGGGTGCGTTCTTCCTTGCTTGGTTAGCAATGTCATAGCCCATTTTGAATAGGCCCTTCACCATACCGTCGCTTATAGAATCGAGTTTGGCTTTGCTCCAAGTTAGCTTGACTGCACTTCCCATTCGGTGACCTCTGTTTGAACCACCATTAGCTCAACGTGCTCAATTTTGCCAATCTCTTGGTTTTTGCCAATTCCGGCGTCGATAATTTCATAGTACTTATATTCCGAGGAATCGTACAACATATAACCAGAAACCAGCTCATTACTTTTAAGCGTTGGCAATTGCTCAGGCTTCACATATACGAGCATATTAGACCTTAAAGCCTCTGGCGTAGTATTCACGTTAGAATTACTACCCTCGTCTATAATAACGTCCAAATCACCAATGCGTGTGAAAGTATTGCCTATGATTGTGCCGTGTTGACATACACCAATCTGCCACACTCCATAGATAATAGCATTTGGAAAGGCGTCAAATATTGAGGAATCCATTATTATACCCGCAACAGTGCCAGTCCGAGCGTTCAACCTTAATCTTTGTCCCACAATTGCTATATTTCTCTATAATGTCCATATATTGGGAATAGATTTGCTCAAAAGCGTTGGTGGCACTACTCTTAAAGTTAATTGTAAAGTTGCGAACACTTTTCGATTGAATAGTGTCCTCTGCACCTTGAAACTTCAACGCTGCACATAAGAAGTTAGCTAGCAGAAGTGCCAAATCCTTATTTGTTTCGTCCAGCGTAGGGAATGTATCAAGGCAGAGAAATGACGCAAGCCTAATCTCTGCAATACCGATAATAGTAGCCCAGTCTTCACTAGAATAGCTTACAGTTTGCCCAGTAAATAGCTTATAATCGTCCTGCGTCATTTTAATCTCCTATAAATTAGCTTTCGCTTTCAGGGTTGCTTAGACCTTTGATAGCAGCAGCAGATTTGTATTTGGT